AATGCTCTTTGATAGTTTTCAAGATATTTTCTAAAATGCTGACTTTTTAACCTACGAAGTTCAATGTTAAGATATTCTAAAATTGCTTCAATTTCTTGTAACTGACTAAATCGTTGTTCTACAACGCCTGGCATTCCTGCCGCGGCCTTTTCAATGTTTCCAACAATCCGGCATTCGCCTTTTGCTTCAAGCAGTTCAGCGTTGTAGTAATCTACGGCATCCGGAATATAAGAAATATCTTTAGCAATCTTAGTATACCAGGTCATTAAAACTCCAATTCTTTGTAATCGTCGTCTTCGTCTCCAGCATCTTCCTCATCAAGATAATAATCAATAGCGGCATCTAATGTGCTATCTACTCCACTAGCAGCCGACAGTACCTTATCAGGAACTCCAAAATCTGCTAGCAAGTCAACATAACGCTCTGCGATTGCTTCATGATTTTTCTTGTCAATAAAGTCAGCGAATAGTAACCATACGTCACCAATTTGTGTTTCATTCAACATTCTCGTCTATCTCCTCAGGAATGGTAGTTGTTGTTAAAGGTTTGATATGAAATTTTGCCATTAACATATCTAATTTATCATCTTTCCATTCTTTTCGGTAGAATTTGAATTCTTCACCTGTCTCTGGATCAACCCACTTGAGTCTATTGCCTTCTTGTTTTAACAAGCCGGCTTTTTCGCACATATCGACCATTCCTGAATAGGGATTCATACCTGTTTCATATGGAATTTTAATTTGTACAGTTTCAAAAGGCTTACTGTAACGAGTCTTCATAATCTTACATGACGCACGAATACCCATAACGTCTGATACTTTATTGCCATCCTCATCCTCTTTAAGTTTGAGTTTTTTCATAGCAACAACGATTGAACTTGCGTAGACAAAACCTTGACCACCACTAATTTTGTCGTCTGGATCAAACATATCTTGGCTTGCGTATGTGTGATTTGTACAAACCATACCTACGTTATAACTACCAAACATATTAACACAATTACGAACTAAACTTGTAAGTGCTTTAGGTTTACGGCCCATGTCTCCTTTCATGTCACCAGCTTGGAACTGGTTAATGTCAGTAGGGGTAAGTAACATACCCAATGAGTCTATGACAAATAAGACTTTAGGACGTTCTGCCATTTCTTTATACTCTTTCATGAATTCGTGAATGGTTTTAGCCACATCATCAATCATTGCCATGTTGAGTTTAAGAAGTTTGTCTTCGCCGGTATCTACACCAAGTGCGTGTAACCACTTTTCATCTAGCGCATTTTCTGTATCGATTAGGATAACATAAATGCCTTGTGCTTGTGCGTTACGTACTAGATTACCTGAACAGATAAATGATTTGCCTGCGCCAGATTCGCCAGCAAATACAGTAACCTTACCCAAAGGAATACCTTTGTTAAAATCACCGCTGATTAGATAGTTAAGCGTATAATTGCCTGTGCTAACCCAATCTGTAGGATCATTAAATCCTACGCCTAGACCGTCAATTGACTTAGTCAAGGTTTTTCTAAATTTTGATAAATCGAAGGCTTTTGTAGCCATAAGTTGTTTCTCCTATGATGATAACCTGGGCGTATGACTAAGTCACAGAGGCCCAAGCCGTAATGCTTTACTTCTGACGATTGCGAATCATTGCCAAGATATCTTGGGCACGGCTGTCGCCGCCTGTTGATTCTGCTTGTGGCGCAGGTGTTGCCTTTGCTGCAGGTTCGTCATCAAAGTCTTCACTTGCTGCCGGTGTAGGAGCAGGTGCTGCCTTAGGAGTTGATGCTTTTTGTGGATCACCAGTGTTCTGGCTCATGCCAGCTGGCTTGAAATACTGACCCCAACGTTCCATATCATATGGCTCGCCATCAACTGATGCTTCAAACATTTCCTTCATAACCTTAAGCTCAATTTCACTTGGCTTTTTAGGTAGGAAGTCGTTTAAATTAAACAAACCATGTTGCTTAATAGCGGCTTGTTCATCATCACTTAATGGACGCTCACGACGACCCCATGATGAAGTTGAGTAATCAGCGTAACCGCCTTTTGAACCTTTCTTCATACGATAGTCAATACCGTGTACGTAATCTGTTGGCAAGTCTTCTAACTCTGGATCAACCAATGCCGCACGGATTGATGTAAAGATCTGAGGACCAATAATAAATCTACGGATTGGATTTGTTGCTGTTTCTTTTTCTTTCAGTCCGTCTTCAACAACGAAACCTTGGAAAATGTAACTACGTTTCTTCCAATACTTACGACCCATATCTTCTAATGCTGGGTCTTTAAACCACGCACGTACTTCAGATAAGATTGGGCAAGTATCGCCATACATTTCAACGCATGGTACTTGAACGATAGTTTGTTTGCTTTCTGATTCACCTTTAATTCCAGCGAATGGCAATTTGATCATTGCACGTTCAACCCAGAAAAATGTGTTATCGGCGTTACCATCTGGTAAGAATCGCAGTACGGATTCGTCGCCTTCTTTTAAATTCCAGAACGCATAAATGGAATTGTCTCCACCTGTTCTGTTATTGTCTGATCCTTTATTTTCGGATGCCTTAAGTTTTGCTCTAATTTCTGCTAATGTAGCCATAGTATTTCTCCTGTAATATGCCTATGTTTTTTGCCTTGCGGCTCTTTTTGCCTTATTTCCTTTTAAGATCTACTTAAAAGAAAAGCGCATACATGTTATTGTATACGCTTTTATTTATAATAGCAAGAGAAATCTTGCCTTAAATGTGGTTATTTTAGCCGTTTATCTGTAGTGTACTAAACTAATTATTCGACCTAGCTCGTTGTAACTAGTACCTTCACTTAATGGTGCTCCGGTCTTTGGATCATACTTTCCGCCATATTGACGTGCCCATGCGGCTTTTTCTTTTGGATTAACTGGTGCTGGGGGAACACTACCTGCCGCTGGGGCTGTGCTGCCTTGATTAGGTGCTGGGGGAACACTACCTGCCGCTGGGGCTGTGCTGCCTTGATTAGGTGCTGGGGGAACACTACCTGCCGCTGGGGCTGTGCTGCCTTGATTAGGTGCCGAGCCGCCAAATTGATTCATATATTCTGGAGAGGAATTGCCTTGACTACGTTCAATTGGAGTTCCGTCAGGTAGCGTAGTTGAGTTAGCAGATATTGGCGGCGCCGATCTTGCTGGTGGAGTTGCTGGCTTTGGGCCTTGACCTGTTGCAGCTGGCGGTGTTGTACCTGCCTTTTTAGCGGCTTGCTGTGCCAGGAACGCTTGATTCTGTGCTTGATATTCTGCTTGACGTTGATTACGTTTATCAGTCAAACTTCCAACAACAACTTCTTTTCCAGACTGTGTTGTATATACCTCTTGGCCTTTAGCATTTTTAGTTGTTGGAGCGCCAGTGGGTGTCATAGTGTTTGCTCGTTGTGCTTCGAGGTCGCTACGAACTTGCTGTGCTACAGTCATGTCTTTTGTAATTTCTTTTGGATCAACCCCGCCACGTTGAATAATTGCGTTAGCAGTTTTATCATTAGTCACTGGCTGACCAGTTTTGGCGTCTTTAACAGGATTGCCGTTAGCGTCAAGTCCGTATTCTTTCATGGCTGCTTTAGTCTTTGGGCCCATGATACCATCTGCTGTAATCTTTGCGCCAAGTCCAATTAATTTATTTTGTAAAGTCATAACTGGGTTTGGAGCACCTGGGGGAGGTTTTACTACTGGAGCAGTTGGTGTTGTCGGTGGATTTGGGTTAGCCGCTTGTTGCGGAGCAGCCGGTAATGGAGTTGCTACAGAAGGTGTAGGTTCTGCTACAGGCGTTGCTACTGCCGCTGGTGCTGCCGGAGCCGCTGGTTGAGCAACTGGCTTGCCTTTATTTGGTGCGCGAGCAAGAATATATTTGTCTGTAGGATCAGCACCGCCTAACCATTTCTTATCTTCTGGGCTCATTGTATCCCATGCCGTTGCGTGTGGAGTGCCAGCCGGCCATGGATTTGTTACCCCATCGGCTTCGTTAACTAAATTAATATACTCGCGCAACGTTTTCATTATTAACCTCTTGCCAACTGTACAATACGTGCTAGTGCTTGATCTTCTCTATACACACTTTC